GTAGCCGAGGTCCTGGTCGTCATTGCTGGTGGCGTCCAGGATGCCGCTGATGCGCTCCTCTGCGGTGCCGTAGTATCCATCCTCCGAGGTCTCATAGAGGCTCAGGAGGGTCCAGCGATCAATGTTGTGCTTTCGGAAAAAGCTCTTGGGCCTTCCGTCCTTGGACTCCAGCTTGTCCGTCATCAGGTAACGCGGGGAAACGCGCTCACACTTGATGTGGTAGAGGTCCGGGTCGTCTTCGTCCTCCTCTGAATAGACGCGGATTGCTCCAGTTCCAAAGACAAGAGCATCAAGGCCCGCCTTAGGGAAGGCCTCGTCGTAGGCACCAGAATCGTCCAGAACACCCTCAAGCCACCGACCATAGGACTTGGCCCTCTGCCATTCATCGTAGTCGGCCTCGGAGCACGCTACGGCAGGAACGATGTTGTTCTTGAACACCTGGGCCCAGAGGGTCTCAATGGTGTTGGCAAGCTCGTTCTGGCTCAGGCGGGCAGAGAGGATGGCTCCAAGGACATCGTCCCCGAACTCCTCATTGCCGGTGGTGAAGTGACGCTGGTACTCCTTGTACCCCGCGTACCTAGACTGCTGGTCGTCTTCAATCTGCTTGAAGAGCTTGTCTAGAATCTCGTGCGGGTGGCGCTCGCCACGGGCCTTCTTGTTCCACCAGACCCCGTGAGACTCCTGCATCTGGAGGACACGGTCGGATACTGTATCCTCGGAGCGCTTATCGTCTGCCACGCTCCTGATCTAGCATACATAGGCTCTACCAGGCAACGTCGTCAGGGTCCTCTGGCACGGTACCTGCATCAGAACGCTCTGCGGCTACCTTCAGAAGCTCTTCCGAGTAGTCCAGGAGCAGCTCTGCGCTCTCCCGCATGGCGATTGCCCGCTGAATCATGTCCTCAGCCTCAGCAATCTGCTGTTTTGCGGAGTCAGCAAGGCCGAGAGCCACCGAAGTGACCCTTTTTACGGCCTCAGCTGAACATCTTTTGCCTTCTTGCACTCATGGAGAGCCTAACCTCCCTCTCCGTGGCCTTCAATGCCTCCCGCATGCGCTTTTCGTCAGCCTCCTTGGCCTTCCGCATGAACTCGGCGTGCCATTCGGGTGTGCCGAACTCAAGAACAACGCGTTTTTGCTCAACATTGCGGTATGCGAGGTGGTGTACTGCCAGGGTCCAGGCAGAAACAAGGTCTCCGTGGCCCAATCCGACCTTTCTGGGGGTCCTGATGGTCACGGTGCCTCCAGGAGCGGGCTTGGAGGTCACCAGCTTGGCCTGCTGCATCAGCCTGCGGCAGCTTGGAGACTCAGGAATCTTGATTCTGCCCTCGTGAAGGCATGCTCTGGTGCGCTGGAACACCTCTGCCTTGCCAGCGGCGTTGGGAGGGGCATCCACGAAGCCCAGGTTGTACTCCAGGAGAGCCTCCTTGATGGCCTCCCTGTAGTACCCGTCGCTGATTACGTACGGGGCACCATAGCGCTTGGCTATCTCGGAGAACTTCAGGACCACCTCTGATGGCTTCAGGGGCCTTCCCGGCTGGGGTTTCAGCTCCTCCGCGTAGCAGACCCTGTAGTGGTTACCGTCATACTGTACAACCACAATGGCAGAGGAGTCTCTGGTGAACCCGAAGTCGCACCCTACCGCCACTGGCCAGCTCTCCCTGTACGCCGCCGGGTAGTCGTACACGTTGTCCAGGCTGGAATGTAGGGCGTTGGCGTCAAAGAACTCACCGCCGGTAACGCCGTCCAGCTCGCAGAACAGCTCCCTCTTGGCGTTCTCTGGGTCACGCTCCAGCTCATCCTTCACCAGCTCTGCGATGCGCGGGTCATCTCCTCGCACCAGGACGGTCGGAGCCTTCACGGAGACTCCGGTGCGTGGTTTGCCCCAGTTCTCCTCAAAGAGCCTTCCCATGAGCGTTTCAACCGGCCACGGGGTGCTAATCAGCATGCCCTTGCCGTGGGGGAGCAGGCGGGGCTTCATGGCCTTGAAGATGTCTTCGTCGTTGACGGTGTAGTCCCTGCCTCCCTCTGCGTTGGAGGTAAAGAACTCGGCCTCGTCCATGAGGAAGCAGATGATGTCCCGTCCACGTACAGCAGAACCACCCCTGGTGGCAGCAAAGGCCTCAATGCGGACCATCCTGCCGTCCTGGGGCCTTCGCAGCTGGATGGTATCGTCCGTGTCGTTGACGATGAGCCTATCCAGGGCCGGCTGACCACGAATCATCTCCCTGGCCATCCTGACGGACATCTTCGCCGTAGGCTTGTCGGGGGCAATGATGATGACCGACGGTACGGAGCCTGGACCACACATGGAGATGTCTGCTGTAACGGCCTTATAGACGCCGTATGCAGAGCACATGGTGGTCTTCCCTGACCCTCGGCCAAGCCTCAGGAAGACGTATCTCTTGGCCTCTACCGATACCTTTTCAACCCCACCGAACATCTCAAGGGCAAGGCGTCTCTCCTCACCCTCAAGGTCAATGGGGTCGTGGTCACCGAAACAGACCTTCGCAATGACCCTCTGGCCAAGCGTTAGCTTCAGTCCGATGACAGATTCGCAGAAGGTGTGGAACTCTACAGCTCTAGGCTTCACACACCGACATTAGCATTCACTCAGCTCCGGCCCCAGGATTCGGACCTGGATAAGCCTGGTTAACAGCCAGGTGCTCTACCGCTTGAGCTAGACCGGAATTGGCTCCTGGTTACCCCGCCACTGTCGGACAGGTTGGCCTCAAGGCGTGGAGTACGCCCGCCAGTCACTTCTGACTAGCCATGTAAGTCTTCAGCCACTCTGGCTCAGAGTGCCCAACCGCAGGGCCCTTGTCAAGGGATGCCTGGTTGGCGGAAGCGTTGTGGGCAATCTCAGCATTGGCCCATGCCAGAAGCTCCTCTGGAGTGTAGGCCCTGGCAGTGGTCTTGTGCGGCATTGCCGCCGGCTGTCCGGCACTGGTGCCCATCATCCCAGGCTTGTCCTGCTTGCGGATGTGACGCGTGTCAACGAAGCGATTGGGCTGCTCCGGAGCCTTCTCAAGGAAGCCCTTGCCCTGCTCGCTAACGCCGATCCGCTTACCCTCTGGCTCCTCAAGCGGCATCACATCCCAGTCTTCCATGACTGGAATTTACTTTGACGGACGCGTCGGGTCAAACGGGCATGCGTCAGCCATTGCCCTTTTGATCTCGTAGTTTGCGTCATCGTTGGTGAACGGGTCACCCTCAATGCGGTAAGGGAATTCCACCCTCACTGAATCTTCTGCACCATGGCACCTCATTACAATCTCAGCGGAATGGTTGTTGAAGTGCTTCAGCTCGCAGGCATCCACGTCCCTCAGGCAGGTCATGCACAAAGGCCAGTTCCTGCGCGTCCTGGTGCCATCAGGAAGCACGATACGGTTCAGGCCAGCTGACTGCCTTACCTGGTCAAAGAACTTCGTACGCCTCACCTGGAGCCTCCCAGGGCCATTGCCACGAAGTTGGCTAGCAGCGGGTACTCACCAGCACCAAGCACGCCAGCAATAGAACGATGGAGAGCCACTCCCGACTGCTGAGAACGTGCGTAGTTGGCCGTAGCTGCCGCCCGGATGTATGTGAAGAGAACACTTCTGCGCCTCACTGGTCTTTCGGCTCCTTGTCGTACTTAACGCCAAGCTTGTCCAGGGCCTCCTCCACCACCGCGGCCTTTCCGGCATCGCGGAGGTCTTTGAGGTAGTACAGGCGCTCCATCCGCATGGTCTCCACGTCGGTATCAACTGGGTCAAAGGATCCGCTGATGTCGTGGCAGGAGCAGCAGGATGACTCTTGGCAGTACAGCTTGCCGTCTGGACCCTCAAGGTACATCAGGAGGTCACGGTACGCACCATTGCCGTATCCCTGCGCCAGAATGACCCAGCCATCCTCAATCTCGGGCTGAGAGAATTCAGCACGCAGAGCCTCGGAGCCTCCGCCATCGGTGTAGAAGGGAACCTCAATCATCGCTTCGCCCATCTCACTCCTCCTCCTTGGTCGCGTAGCGGATCTTGTAGTCAATTGCCCTACATGCAGACACGGGGATCTTGGTGTACCTGTCAGCTAGGCGCGGGTCCAGGCTGGTCACAATGAGGTACTCACCGTGGTCCACGATGTTGAACTGGCTCTGAGTAATCTGACCCAGGGCAGGCTGCTCAAGAATTGCAGTGGCAACCATGAACTGGACCCTGGAGACCATGTGGACAGGCTGATTAGCCGGCTTGGCCACCACGCCAGCAGGCTCCACCACGTACTCCGTCTTGGGCTCCGTCTTGGGCTCCGTCTTCTTCGCGGGAGGCATCAGCTGTCACTCCAGGTCAGGAACCCAACAACAATCATCCCGACGATGAACTGAACACCCAGGATGCACCACAGAATCTGATCATTGGTCATTGCGGTCATTGCGATCATTGTCCACCGATCAAGTACGGGTTGAACGTCCAGCCGTTTGGGGCCTTCCATGGCCACGGCCTGACGTACTGGAGGATGCGTCCGCAGGCATGGCTGATCAAGGCCTTGGCTACGCCCCTGTGTCTCAATTGTGGGACAACGTAGCAATGATGGAGGACGCCAGGGCCAGCATCAGCAGCAGTACGACCACAGACCCAGCCGTGAACAGTGTAGTCATCATCAGGAGACGTAACGATCCAGCTTCTGTCCCAAAGTCTTTCTGCAACCCTAGCCTCCTCAGAATTGTATACGCCAGACGTGACGACCCTTCGCGCCATGGGCTCGTAGGACCGTACCCACGTGCTGAGGATGAAAGAACGATGACGTTCGTCCGGCCTGCAGATCGGTAACTTCTCAAGGCTCTTCTCCCCCAGGAGCATCTCCACATACGCCTTCGGATTCCCCCCTGAAGTATCGTAGAAGAGCTTCGCTGCAACCCCGCTCAAACCCATTGCCTACATCCACCCTTTCCATGCCGTCCGTTGGGCCGCACCATCCGCACCTTTGAGCCTGATGGTTTGACCAAGTGGCGATCCTGATGCCGCACCTGTCGCATAGGACCCTTCGTGAGCGCAGAAATTGCGCTACCTCTACAGCCTCTGAGATTGTTGAGACTTTCAGTTACAGACCCTCCAGTCCTCATGTAGCAAGCAACGCAGTACCACTCTCCGGCTGCGTTGCCCGCCTCATCCGTAGCGCTGTTGTATGTCCCCACACCACCGCAAGATACGCAGGATGGGAACGGGTTCATCAGCGCCGCCTGGGACTGACGTAAGAGCCCTCCGGTCCCTCCGCAAGCTTCTGGTACTTGATTTTCTCATTGATGGCCTTGGCATTGTCCAGGGCACGCTGGACCTCAATCTCCCTGGCCATCTGAGCCTCAATCTGAGCGATTTCCTTGTCAGTTTTGCGGCTGGCAACGGAAGGCATGGGCCCAATTGGAAGCTCGGTGTGGTTGTAACGCTCGGGGTGAGCCTTGGCCTCTAGACGCTGCTTTTCGGCCTCTCTCATGGTCTCCGAGTGCTCCATGACCCACTTGGCGAACCTATTGGCGTAATCATTGAGCTTTTTGCCACCAGGCATCTGCTCAGCCACGTGCTTCTGAAGCTCGGACTCCTCCTGGGGCAGCTCGGAGTTGGGGTCGTCAATCTCAATGTACCTGTTCTCTGTTTTCTTGGGCTCGGGCATGTCAGGTCCCTCCTCTGTTGGCCTTACCAGCGTCAACGGATGCAACGCCAGCAACCCAGCTGGCAAGGTCTCCCCCTGGCTCAGGAAGGCTATCCTGGCCGCTGAACTTGGTCTCTGAAGCTCCCGCTGACGCGTTGGCTTCCTCCGTGGCCTGGGCAACCAAAACGGCCTTACGTGGGCGTCCAGGGCCCCTCTTGGAGGTTCCGTCAGGGTTCCTCTCCACCACAGGGGTAGCCTTCAGCCAAGGCATGCCAACCTCACTCATGGCAGCCTTCTTCCTGGCTGTACCTTCCCTGGCTGCCATCTCCCATGCCGTCAGCTCGTTCTGCCTGGCAGAGTCAGCTAGCTGGGAAGCCAGCTTGAGTAGCCCAATCTCT